TGAGAGAGCAGCATTGTCTACTGCCATCCTCATGAAGCCATTCATTAAGGTCTGTGTGTCGTCCATGTTCTCAGCAATACCTACACCAAACAAGCTGTAAGGGTTTACCTCATAAGGAACTGAGTAGTAAGGTATATAAGAAGGAGTGAAAGGATTTAGGACAAGACGTAGAACCTGACCGTTACAAGTCCAGATATTTACGGATACTTGATCGTACTCGTCTAACTCTTCAGGAACGTCTACCTTCTGATCTTTAAGAAGAGATACGTCTACGTTGCCCCAGAACTCAAGTACCTGATAGCGTTCTGCCTTAGACTCATTGGCTTCGTCTTCCATGATCTGTTCCCACCACTCTTTAGTGTAGGACTCACCCATAGATACAGCTGTATCAATAGCATTTTTACGAAAGAATGGACGCCGCTTAAGTGCACGTAGCTGTGTGCGAGACATCTTGTGACGCTCAACAACGTACTCTGCATCATCCATGTTGATTGCGTCAGGGTCTGGGTAGAAGTTCCATGTAGAAACAGAAGAACACTTAGGTACAGTTTTTATTATGGGATCGTACTCACCTTCTTCTGACCAGTTAGGATACTCTTTGTCTACTGCGAATGGACCCTTCATGATACCTGTGCCAAACAGTGCACACTCAAAGGCTGTTGTACGTAGTTCTTTACGTGCATTAGACTCTTCTAGTTGGTCATGTATCTTCTTTTCCATCTTCTTAGCTGCAACCATAGCTGGATGGAAGGTAACTTGAGTTGGAGTAGTTCCCTCACCTTCTTTAACTTTATCACCTAAAGGCTCAAGTTTACTTCTTAGACCAGCAAGACGCTCTTGAAACTCAGGAAATGTTTCACCTGGTTCTAGTTTTGGTATATCTACCTGACCATCAGCATTCATCTTCTTGACGTTTTCGTCTGTCTCAACATAAACAGCTTCAAGTACACCGTCAGGAAGTACGGTAGGATCAATACTAATTGGAAACTTGTTGGCACCAAAGAGTACCTCAACGATCTGACCGTAGGCAGCAAGTACTTTAGTCTTAGTTACTTTAACAAATACCTTAGACTTCTCAGTAGAAGTGAAGCTAACATCTGGCCCGTACAGTCCTCTATAGTTTCTGTAAGCTTTAATCCAACGCTGCTCTTCAGTATACCTTGCCTCTTCTGCTTTGTAAAAACGTTGTTGAACGTACTGTAGTATAGAGCCAACAGGTTCATCTGTATTAAGACCCTCTTCAGAATCTTCAATAAAAGACACTTCTGAGGCATCCATGTTTACTTCTTCATTCAAGATGTCATCTTCTTCCATAGTAGATCCTTAGTCTAGTATCCAAATTGAGGGTCAGCTGCTTGAAAGCCTGTTCTCTGATCAGTTGAATCAAAATCAAACAGGTTGCTTCTTGGTCTTGTCATTACTCCATAACGTAAAGCATCGTATAGGTGATCTTCTGCTTTGGTGTCTACGTCTTCTGGGTTGTTCTTATCAAGAGGAATAGAAGGCAGCTGGGCTATTGTATTAGTGCAGTTATTAAAAAAGACCATCCTTGGGTTTTCTGTAAAGTCATCAACCTGTAGTCGTCTGTGTATTTCATTCTTACCTGCAACACGTGAACCTTTTGATCTGTCTGATGGACGCCAGTGGCATCCTTTCATAATCATAGTCTCTGCTAGGCTTGGTCCTGTGTCTCCACGTTTATGCCACAAAGAACTATCAAGAACACCATACCTTATTTTTTCTGCTGATTCAAGTTCTAAAATAGTTTCTGCTAGATCTGTAGCTAAAACTTTTGATACGTATAACTCCCTATAAACAATTAACTGTTCGTCTGGTGCGATAGCAATCCAAACAACCCCAGTGTAAGATCCGTATCCGTAGTCACATGCCCTAAACCTAGTCCAGCTAGAAGGTATGTCGTATGGGTCTACTACGTGAATCTTCCTATTAAACTCAGAGAATGCTGCTCCCTCGTTAATATCCCAGTCACCTTCAAGGAGTTGTCGTCTTTGGTGCTCAGGTAGAGAGAGTAGGTTAGCTTCGTACATACCATCGTCTGAAAGGTATGGGTTATCAAACAGAGTAGCAGGAATAAACTTTCTTTTAAACAGTGGTTCTCCTGCTCTAGTGTGTCCCTTAGGCCAGCAGATTGTTTCACCTTCTGGATCTGTAGCCCAGTACGAATTACCTGGCTCAGCTGGATCAATAAAAGTTCGTTTTACCCACTGGTGTCCTGGTCCACCTGGGTTACTTGTTGCCCTCATGTAGAGAGGTAACCCTGATGCTTTAGTAGTACGTAATCTTGAGCGCATATAAGTCCACGCATAGCTTGAGTCCCATTGCGTCAACTCGTCGAAGCCAATCCAATTAAAGGCCTGACCTTGGTATCTCATAACGTCATCGTCACGGTCTAGGTAGGACATCCAGAGTGTAGCTCCACTTGGTGCCACCCATGTCTTGTCTCTCTCCATAAACTTAATACCAGGTATTGCTCTGGGGTATAGTTGCTTGGAGACTGAGATGAGTTCCCTTAGTTCCTCAGTACTACGACGAACTAAAAGCATTCGAGCGTTGGGGTTGTTTAAGTAACGAACAGGATCAGCTATCATTGCGTAGCTCTTGCCACCCCCAGCTGCCCCACCATATAGAACTTCCTGCTCAGTAGCACTTAGAAACTTAGTCTGTGGTCCTGCGTTAGGCTCAAAGATAATTTCTTGCTGTGCAACTTCAACATCGAAAGGTGCTGGCTTAACTGTCGCTGGAGTCTTCGTCTTTGACCCAAGGATTAACGTCTTCCCAGTTTTGCTGTCCGTCGATAGTTCTTGTGGCTCTACCTCCGATACGTTGCTTTTCGATTTTCTCCGCTTTGGCTGCCGCCTCTTTGTACCGCCTGGCATACTGCCTAGAGTTGTTGGACGACCTGCGCCTTTTTTCTTCGATTCGGACACGTTTGTATAACCCTACATGTGAGATCTTTCTACCAGACTGCTTGGATAGCCAAAGGGCTACTTGCCTTACACTGTACTCGTTGAGAAAGAGTTTTGCTTTTTCTAGAAGTTCTAGTTCTTCTGGAATTGGAATAAGAAGATCTGGATCATCCTCGTCTTGTTTATATCCAAAGGGTATGTGTCGTCCTATTCGTATGATGGGATACCATTCACCCATCTCTCCTCTCAAAGGTATCCTCCACTCTACCTTATCTGGATATTCTGCTTTACTTGCTCTTTTACTCATCAGGCTCCTTAGATGGTAGGATGAAGAGAGGTTCTGAGGTCTTTACTTCTACCTTATCTGTCTTGGTGAAGCCTGCACGATCTAGTATATCTTTGGCTGCAAGCATCTTTTCTTTAACGCCTAGGTCTGTAGGGTCAGCCATTACGCTAAACATAGTGTAAGCAGCCTTAGTTGATGACTGAGCAATAAACTTCTTAGTTAGTTCTGCAATCTCATCTATTAAGGAGCCTGTTACGGAAGAGGCAGACGTGCCCTCAGCGTACCCAGAAAGCTTAACTGCTTTAATTGGATCGCCTTGGGCACCGTCAAAAAGAACGTCTAAGAACTTTTGTTGCTTATCTGTTAGCTGACGTACCATTGTGAGTAGTCCTTACTTATTATCTTTGGCTGCATCGCTACGAGTTCTTGGTGCTATTCTTTTGAATGTAACACCCATCGAAGACCTAGGTAGTCCTAGTTCTCTACGCCTTGTGGGGTTCATATCTTTCCATTGATCTTTTGTATAACGTTTAGCACGGGAACGCTCAGCTGCTTTGTCACCTTTTTTTGCATCTTTAATTGAGGCTTTAGCTGCCATACCTCTAGGCTCAAGACCTGGAACTCGACTTCCAGCAGCCTTCATATCAGCTATATCTGTATAGCCTTTTTTTACCTGTGCGCCCCGTCTTGCTGCACTAGTAGGAGACTCTATGTCAGTCCTACGCTTTTGTAATTCAGATGAACCAGAACCACGACCACTACCAGTACTTGTTGCAGGCTTTGGTGCAGGCTTTGGTGTAGGCTTTGGTGCAGCTCTTTCTTTTAAGTCTTCTGCAAACACTGCAGCCATAACCTTACCATCTTTATTTGTGTAGTAGAGGGAACCAGCTTTTTTAGCAGCAGAAATAGATGAATACTTCTTAGCTTTTTTCTTTTCTTCTGTAGCAGACTTACCTTTACTCTTTAGCATTCTGTTTAAGTATTTTTGTAATGTTTCTTTAGCCATAACTATTGTTCCCTATTCACATTCACATTTGTTGCAGGGACAAGCCCTATTGGTTACTGCACATAAAAGACGCTTAAGATATTTTCTCATGTTTTTTTCCTATACGGTTTTACTTTAGCTGCTACTTTCTTAGGTTGAGCTACGTTCTGTTTACCAGCAGCAGTGCCTTTACGTTTTGCCTTAGTTGTAGCAGCATACTCAGAAGAGCTAAGAGACTTGATAGCCTTCTTTGGCAGGTATCTTTCACCAGTAGCTTTGGACCCTTGTGTGGAAGGCTTACCACTCTTAGTAGTCCAATCTTGTTTCGTCCAAGACTTAAGACTTTTTTGAGACTTTTTTAGTGCCATCAGCTTTAGCCTTTGCTGTTTTACTTAAATCTTTATAATGAGATAACTTCACACTTGTTTTGCTGTGGGCTTTACCTGTATGCAAAGAACCGTCAGGCATCTTGTGAGTAGCACCTTTATGTTCAGTACCATCCTTCTTATAATGCTTTACGCCTTTCACGATGTGTATCCTCCACCTTTAGCTTTATATTGTTTAGCAACCATCTGGGCTTTCCTAGCCGACCACTGTCCAGAGTTTCCACCTTTGCTGCCAGCCTTAACGGATGCCACAAGAGACTTACGCATAGTAGGCTTAGTATAGTTACCAGCCGCATTAACGCCAGACTTTTTCTTGGTTGTAGAACCTGTCCCTGATTTCGCCACGTGTGATTCCTATATCTTTGAGCATTTGATCTGACATGTTATTTAGTTGCCAGTATTCTACTCTACGCATTTGACTACGCTGCATTGCTTTAAATAATCTTTTAAACATGGTATAACTCCTTTATGACCAAGGACAGTTATACCATGTTTTAGAGTATCAGACTACGTACAAGATTGCAACCCCGTTATGCGATTACTTCTTTTTCTTAGCCATACCACCGTACATATAGCCACTAGCTTTTGCTCTAGGCTTAGCCATGCCACCAGCCATCATCTTAGCTGCTGGTTTCTTCTTAGCCATACCACCAGCCATCATCTTGGCTGCAGGTTTTTTCTTAGCCATTCCGCCTGCCATCATTTTAGCAGCTGGTTTCTTTTTGGCCATTCCACCCATATTCATTTTGCCAACACCGTCAGCAGCATAAGCTGGAACTTTCTTACCGTCCTTCATAACCATAGGCATGCCACCTTTATTGTAAGCGCCACCCTTTTTCTTTACTGCGCCACCTTTATTCATGTTTTCTTTCCTTTTTTCAGCAGCAGCCTTAAAGTTCATTGGCTGGCGCTTCGGTGTTTCTTTTAGATACTTCTTAGCTTCTGCTAACTTAACAGCCCTACGCTTAGCTTCGTCAGCTTTAATCTTTACGTTTTCAGCAGCAACAAACTCTTTCTCATTAAACTTAGGACTTTCCTTTAAGTCTTCTGCAAAAACTGCAGCCATAACCTTGCCGTTCTTGTCTGTATAGTAGAGAGAGCCTGCTTTCTTAGCAGCAGAGATAGAACTGTACTTAGAAGCATTCTTCTTTGCTTCTTTTGCAGAGAGACCTTTAGTCTTTAGGTTTCTATTTAAGTACTTTTGTAGTGTTTCTTTAGCCATTTTAGTATTCCTTATCTACGATAAAACTACACGTACTAGTGTACTACTACCACTACCACGTCTATAGTTTAAAATACTAGCGTTGCCTATAGCTTTAGGTACTACAAGTGTATGCACACCAGCTGGAAGCATAATATCATTATCAGTGATATCAGCCTCCGCTGTTGCAAACCCAATGTCTAAAGCATGACTTGTTTCAATAAGCACCATCTTAGCGTCAGTGCAAACTACGTGTGTAGTAGCAGTATTACCTAGA